TCCAGCTCTTGGCTGATGATGGAAAGGACCGAGTTGGATTGGGCTTGGTCGATGCGTTTGGCCTCGGCAGACTCGGCCACAAATTTTTGGCCGAACAGTTTGGTCACACCCAACGTGGACATCTGGCTTTCCAGTGACTGCAACTCGGCCATCTGGGCGTCGAAACTGGTGGCGTCGGCCTGCACGTAATACGCCTTGTTGCCCGGTTGCATGGCGATGGCGTAGTTGACGCCCATCGTTGCGTTGCCTGTTGTGTCGTCCCAGCCCTCTAGGACCAGCGTGGGCATTGCCGCGATGTGCAGGGCGTGGATTAGGTCGGCCTGCCTTTGGTAATGCGTGATGTTTAGGTTGGCGATGTCCAGCAGCGGGGGCTGGGAGATCAGCAGGCCCCGACGGTTGCTATAAATTGGCACCAGGGGGATTTCGTCCAAGCTGTAGCCGCCGGTCTCGCTAAACTCGACGATTTCTTGGCCCAGCGTGTACAGGTCGTAGCGGCCCGGGTAGATCACCCGCATTTGCTCGATCTGTTCTTCGCCGAATTCGTTCAGGGGGCGGACGTCGTAATCGTGGATGCGGACCTGTAGCAACCGGTTGGTGCCGCCTTCTTTACGCCAGCCCCAGATTTGGGGGGCGTCCACATGCACGAAATACGGGCGGCGGCCCATTGCACGCTCTTCCGCCAAATTCAATGCGCCAGTCGCAGGCGGGAAATCAACCAGAATCGCGCTGTGGCCGTAAGTCAGGCTGCTTACCAGTGCGCGGCGGGCATACTCGTTAATGCTGGAGCCGAGGCCGTCGATGTTTTGGGCCATGTCCAGCCAATACTGGTCGCCCTCGATGTGGATCGGTTTGCGGAGGATTGCGCCAGCAGCTGTCTCGATTAGACGGCTTGTGTACGGCGACAGTACGGACCGGTCTACGCGGGTGGTGTAGGCGTCCTGGTCTTCGCGGGGTTCCTGCGGGAGGTACGTCTCGGCTAGGTCGCGGATGTAGTTGGTGCCACGGGTGACGGCTGCCATTACGCCCCAGTCCGGCATCATGGCGATGACGTCCAGGTTGCGGACAAATGGGGACTCGCTGACGACAGCGCCAGTTGGGGGGATGTTGGCGCTGTACACCACGGTTTAACTCCTACTTCTTTCCTATTTTGGCAGTAAACCCGGCGTCTTTACGATGCGCGAGTGGAATACACCTGTCCGGGCACCGTGGAACGTGCTAATCCACCAGATACGGATGAGTTTTACGGTCTCACCTTCCTTGGCGAGGACTGCGTGGGACTTTTTCGGGTGGCCCGGGGTGCGCTTGGGCTTGTTGTAGCCCGCAAATTTTTCGCCGCGATACTCAATCATCGTCCTCTTCCTCCTCTACTTCGTCATCTACATCGACCAGAACTTCGACTCCGGTGAATGTATTGCCCATGAAGCCGGCGAATAAAGCGGCGTCCGAGGGTGTGCGGAAACTAAAGGTGACTTCAGTGCGACCCGTCTCTGCATCGACTTCGATGAAGGTGGGGTAACCGTGGATCGTGTGGATGGTCATCAGCCGTCCGAAAGAGAGCCAAGACTGACGCTAATTGTCGGTCCAGCAGCCGTAATGTCCACTACTTCGAAGCGGTAATCACGGACTGGTTTGTCGGTAATGAAGTACAGATACGTGCCATCGGCACTGATCCGTTGGGCTCCAGCGTGCTTGGTGGTGGCAGTGATTTGGCCGAAGTTGGTGCCGTCGAGGCTGCCGTAGAAATCGATGTCGATGTGGCCGGATACAAAGCCGGTTACGACGACCTGGAAGCAGCTATGGCCGGCAGTCACATCGGAAAATGTGATTAGGCCGGCAGTGGTGCGGCTCTGTGCCGGGTAGATCGTCAGCTCGCCGTCGTAAACGGTCCCTGTTCCAGTGGCCATGGTTACTTACTGCGTTTTTTGGCGGTTTTGGCTGATGCCTTGAAGGCGGCAGCCGTGGGGGCGCCCTTCGTTCCGGGCTTACGCATGGTTTCGCCGCTTCCGGCAGCGATACGCTTGCGTTTGGCCGCAATGTTGGCGTACAAACCGGGTTTCTTAGCCATTACTTTTTACCTTTTTTGGTGGGTTTTTTCATACCTGCCTCGGACATGGCGATGGCGATGGCCTGTTTGCGGGATTTCACCGCCGGGCCCTTCTTGCTGCCCGAGTGGAGTTCGCCCTTGCCGTACTCGCGCATGACCTTGGCGACCTTTTTTGCAGCCTTGGTGGGCTTTTTGGCGGCCATTTCAGGCTCCAGCAGAGGTATTACCACACACGATAGTTGGTCTTACCGAGATTCTCCGGTTTGGCAAGGTTAAACGTCTGGAGGCATAGGTAACCGAGGGCGTCGAAGGCGTGATCCACGCCCAAGTTCTTGTTCGGGAGGCCTGTGTTGGGGGCATAGGTCAAGGTGCGTAGGGATTTTATTAATTCTTTACACCTCGGGTGGATGAAGAGGCGGCGGGTGCCCGAGGCGTCGAGGAGGGCGGTGTTGACGCAGGTGATTTTGTCGCGGATTTTCCAGGGAGAGCGTGGACTGGAGACCGTGAAGCCGGATTTGCGGAGGATGTTGTGGTCGGTGGCGCCAACGCCGCTGGTTTTTCGGGCACCACCCGTGGGGTCGGGGCAGGCGATGATGCGGCGCTCCACGCCGTAACGGGTTTGGATTTCTTCGCATAGGTCCCAGGTGGTGGCGCCGCCCGTCATGATTATTTCGTCGAAAATCCAAAGGATGTCGCCCTTTTTTACGCCGCAAACGGCGGACATTGGGTCGATGTTGAAGTCCACCCCCAGCAGCAAGGGCAAAACTGGTAGGTCTTGGACAATCTTGTCGATGTTGTCGTCCGAAAATGAGACGGCGACGAGACCGCTGAGATTCTCGAAGCTCGCCTCGAACTCCTGGCGGAAAGTACGGGCGTCCAACTGGGCGCGGGCAGCTTCGATTTCGGCTGGTGGGACGTTATCCCCGTCGATCGTCGTGAATTGCCAGCGTTGCCAGTCCTCGTCGCCCTCCTCGCAGTAACACCAGAGGTCGTAAAACCAGCTCGCCGTGCCGTCTGGGGTGGAAATGAACAGGGCCCATCCCTGTTTGTCGGCAAGGGCGGGGCGCAAAACCTCGAACCAGACCTCCGAATCCATGAAGGCGGCCTCGTCTAGCACCACGCCCGCGAGACTTCTGCCTCGCAGGGCCATTGCGTTCTCCGTGCCCTTCAATTCGATGGTGGACCCGTTTACCAGCTCGATCTTTAGGTCGGTCTCGTTCTTGCTTTTGACCCAGGCCTTCGGTACCAGCCGCTTCAATAGCTTCCACACGATGTCCTTCGCCATCCGGTAGCTGGGGGCGCAGTAGAAGTAGGTTTCGCCCGGGCGCTCGATCGCTCCACGCAGAAGTTCGACGCAGGACAGGTAGCTCTTACCGAATCGGCGACCGGCGACAAGGACGCGGAATCGGGTGCGACTCGCAAACACTTCGCCCTGTGCGTGGCGAAGACTCACATTGTTATCACTCATGCGGACTACCCTACTGCAATAGAAGGTAGTGGGTGCATATTTTTTGGGCCGGTGTGTTCCAGTCGCTGGAGAATCGAACCCCTACCCCGTAGCTGTGTAACAGAAGAGAGAAATGGGAATGTGTCAGTAGGTTCCCGGGGCCGTGCTGGTGCGCTAACTATCACGAACTGTACCCCCCTTGAGTATAGCTAACCGCGCCGCCTTAAGTGTAAAGGAAGCGCGGCCGTGTTACTGATACAAACTTAGTCGAATCCGTAACCTGAAGATGTTATCTTAAAGTTATACAGTTCAGGTCGGGTTGCTCTCAATCTGTCGATTAAGTCTTGGGCCTCCCAGATACACTCTTTGATCCAACCTTCACCGACAACGGTACCGTCAGAGTATCTGTAGTCAGCAGTTACGCGGTGAACTGTGAACCGGGCCATGGTAGGGCTCCTGCGGTGTGGTGTTGACTAGTCAATTGTAGCACAGAACAGACCAGCTACCAGGAAGCCGGCGGCCAACGGAACAGTTGTCGTACTGGCTGCGGCGATCAGTAGCACTGCGGCGATGATGCGAGTCATGGTGCTTCGGGATTGTACGGTTTGGCGGTGAGAATAGGGGGATCGGTCGGCAGACTTGACCGGTAGGGTCTCGCGCTTGCGACGGCTGAGACCCTACGAAGCGAAAGGGCTAAGCTCCGATACGTTCCGATACCTTACGGGAGCCGTTGCCGTGAGCTCGAAACGCGACGACGCAATCCCGGTCGGCAAGAGTTTTAGAGCACAATTGGCAGCTCTGACACGTGATACCTTCCTTTAGTTGTGCGGGGCATGTCTGAAATTTCACGCCGTCCAGTTCCCAGGACCGCCGCTGATCCCCCTCCGGAACCACGCAAACACTGGGGAACCCCTCCCGATGCCGTTTTGCCGCTTGCGTCTCAGAATCACACGACAGATTAACAGTAAAACCCTCCTGATTGCACCGTTTGACTATAGTCAAATTGTGCTCGTTTTGCACGTGATGAGTGTACGTAAAAGCCCGCAACTTAGCGGCGGTGAATATGGTCGACAGGTAGCCTACGGTTTCCGATTGGATGTAGCCGCTCCCGTCCTGTGGTAGGTCCCCAGCCTGATTATGTCTGAGAAGTGAACCGGGCTTTAGTTTGGCGGCTGCGATGCTATCCTGCAGATCCAACCAGGAACCGCCGCGCTCTCCCTTGGTGACTTTGTCCCAATGGAGCTTTAGCGGACCCGATGCAGCGTAACAGCCACCGCCATCATAGAAAGGGCAGGTTTTAGGACAGGTTCTGGCGTCTGACGTTGTGACAGCAATCGGCCCGGTTTTGGCGTTGCTGGACTTGGGCGTTAGGTGGATTGTGAGCATGGCTGGTTTTGCCTGACTGCTCTGTCACAATACATCCGCCAGGCCCCTTGGCAAGCCCTTTCCTGTAGTGTGACAGATTAGCGTATCTTATGCCTGCCGCAGGCTAGGATCCGAGCCGGTAGGGTCTGAGTATACCTTACTACACTAGAGGTTAGTATACCTAACTCTGCGGTAGGTTGGCATACCTTATTGTGTGGCAGGTAAGTGTAACTTACTGCTCTGCGTCATAGCGTATGCTCCGGGTGGATCGCTCGCAAACATGAATGGCAATCCAGGCATGAATGCGAATTCATGAGTGCGAATCCAGGCATGAATGGCAACCATGAATGGCAAACTACACCAGCACAAACAACATTCCGGTGCTGGTGTTTGCCATCGACACCAGCCGCGCATCCTTTCCAGGCGGCAAGATGAATGTCTGCATGAATGTGATTGCAGCGTCGATGTGATTGTGGCCGTTACTTTGCCAGTCACGATATAGTTGCCGGTGCCGCTTCTTGCCAGGGTGACCAGCAAGATCGGCAACCATGAATGCGGCCTTGGTATCAGTGGCCCCACGGTAGGTTGTTTCCACAATCCAGCAGTAGGGTGTCATGTCCCAGGCAACATCAATGGGTTGCGCGGTTTCGTAGTTCGCGACGACAAACATTCCAGGGCGGGTGTTCATGATGAATGCTCAGATAAGGTTGAGGATGGACAGCCAGGATTCGGGGTGATCGGGTTCTACGGTCCGCCCATCAGGCGTCTCGCAGCAACTATCCATCACCCACAGTTCCAGTTCGGTATCAGTGGGAAGTTGCCACCATTTGCCACGCCACATCATGCGGCGAACAGTTCCAGCCTGATCAATGGGACGACCGGCTTCCGCTGCAGAGGTGGCGGCGATGTCGTCGCTGTCGTCGGGGCTGATTGAGGTGCTCCAGGGGCAGTTGATTGCCGACACCGTCTCGCCCCAGGCCTTCTTATGGGGCCACTGCTGGACGTCGGAGGGCACCGTGATCAGCCCGAACCTGGCATCCCAGTTCTTCGCCACCTCGGTGGCCTTCTTGAGGCTGCACAGTAGGGTGGCGCAGCTGAAACCGGTGGCGGTGTGGGTGATGACCCACTGGCCACGGCAAGCGACCTCAGCGCCATCCTTGATGGGTGGGGTGACGGCCAGGTGCTGTCCCAGCCAACGGTGACGGACAGCCACGGGGCCATCCTTGGTGGTGATCGTGGTAGAGGGTGCCATTGGTCGCTGGCTGCGGTACCCCCAAATTATGGACCCCAGGCAGCCACCTACCCTCCCTCTGTTGTGCAAGTTTACAAACCGCCCCGTTGGGTTGCGGTTGGTTGTCTGGTGTGCAAGGGTGGGAGCTGACCTTCGCCATACCAGGCATGTCGGGTGAGTGGAACACCAAGCGCGAGCAAAAGCAGCTCGCCGCTGACCTTCGGGAACAGGAGCGCGAGGCCATCCGTCTCGCTAAACGTATGCTGCGCGATCTCCGGTGGACGGCAGAACGTTCCAGGCTGCGGGAATCGGACTGGCAGGATCTCCTGTCTCTCCACCAGCAATACGGCAAGGAGGGCCCCAACCAGCTGTGGTTGGAGCTGATCCCGTACTGGAGCCAGTCGCAGCGTCTCAATGGCGGGACACCATGCCCTGATTCGCTCCAGCCCGAATGGCTCGCTGAAATTAACTGCAGAAATTCCGCGCACGATCCCGTCACCCGCCCGAAGACCACCGCCAGAAAAGCCCCAGGGGCTCCACGCAAACCCCGAGTCGATGCCGGCAAGAAGCGATCCAGCTACAAGCCGAGAAAACCTAAAACAGAGGCCTGAATTGCACGCCCCAGTCACACCGGCTGGGGCTTTTTAGTGTCAATCCTTGTTGCGGCGATCTTCCACGGTGATGTTCAGCGTGGGAGCCTGATTAGCAGCCTCCTCCACGCTGCCCTCGCCCATTGCACGTCCCAGGCTGTCAAGAAGCTGTGCGACCACCTGGAAGTTGCCACGCTTGAGGGCTTTCTTGACGGTGTGCATCCGCATGTTGTTGACTTGATTGAGGAATTCTGCTCGCTCTCCAGCGAAATCCTCCTTCATCAACTTCTTGGCTTCATGTAGATAATTTTCTGCCTGACGGTAGCTAACACCGTAGCGGGTGGAAAGTTGGCAGGCGTTCTCACGGTATGACCCACCCTGAATCATCAGCATGTAGGCAGCGTTGATACGCTCCAGCATCTGGGCATCGTTGATTGGACGACCCTTTGAATAACGATTTTCGGCCCGAGTGAATGGCGATACAGCTCCAGTCGCCTTCTCAGGCTTCACACCACCGTCAATCGGTTCGATGTCGTCGCTGTCGGCTTCGCCGACTTCATAGGTGTTGTCTTCAGTCACTGAACGTACAGTCACAAACTGCTAACCGCAGTGTAGGGCTATTCCAGTCCTGAATGGCGTTAGCGTTTGGCGCAGTAGTTTCCGGTCCGGTACCACTCCAGTGGGCATGTTCCAGCTCGTTGAATGAGGTCCGGGCTGTTTGTCGAGGGCGTAGCCCGAGACGGCACGCAGTACGAACCCGATGTGTACCAGCCAAGGGGACAGGTCCCTACTTTGACTACCGGACTCTGGAGGCCTACTACAGTAGA